GGGTGCTTCTTGATGACCTTGCGAGCGGTAGCCAGCTGGAGCGCCTTGTTGACTTGACCAAAGACGTTCTGCATTTGCCCACCAATCTCACCCAGCCGCTGGGCGTGCTGGTCGATGGTGTCGTGGGTCTTTTCCAGGCTCTGCCCGATGTTCTTGACGCCGTCCGTTGCGCCAGCGAACTGCGCACCCACCTGCGCTACCGCCGCGTCGTGATGAGCGGTAATGGTCTGAAGATTCACTTCGTGCTCGTGCTGCTGTGCGGCTTTCAGGAGGTTCAAGCCCACGTTTGCATCGATGGCATAGATATCAGTCGCGGCCTTGCGCTGGCTGTCGGCGTCCTGCTGAACGAGCTTGGCGGCGGTGATAGCCTTCTCGGCCTCGGTCTGGATGATGGTCTTCTGCACTTCCGGCGGCGGCTGCGGAGGGGCTGGCGGAATATTGCGCGGGTCCGTCCAGAAGGCGTCTGGGTTGAGGTCTGCAGCCTTCGTGAGTTCCACGAATGTGTTGTAGAGATTCTCAGGCGTGACGACGGGGATCTTGGCCTCCATCGTCTCCAGCTGCTTCTGGGCGAGCATGGCAAGCCTACCCAGATGGGCGTCGCGGTTACCGGCACTGAACGCCACGCAGATCTTGAACTTGTTGCGCTTCTTCCAGCCACCGGGATCTACATCGACCCACTGGCCCTTCAACTGCACGGTCTGACGCTTGTGGCCGAGCTTCAGGACCTGTTCATGCACGATAGCGAACAGGTCCTCAATCGCAAACGCCATGATGCGCGCGATCTGGATGACGCGCTCAGCCGCCATGCTCGAAAGCTGCCCCACGGTGCCGGGCTGGATGTTGGAGAGCTGTGAACTATCCACTCCCTGCATGGTGCTGTTGATACCGGTGCGCTGCTGGCGCACCTGGTCCATATACTGCAGACCTTCCATGGCCTGCGGGAAGACGAAGGGCACGTCTTCGTAGCGGATCGCATTGACGTCGCGGGCGCGGATGATGCCATCGGGGCGACGCATTAACACGTCTTCCATCGCGACCATATCCTCTACCACGACCTTTTGTGGATAGATGGCCGCCTGCAGGCTGTTCAGGCCCTGGCGCAGGATCTGCGTCTTGATGACCTGAATATCACGGGTCTGGTCGGCGAGCGAGAAGCCCAGATGGCGGTGTGGGAGCGGTGTGGCGACGCCGGAAGCCACCGGGATGCGGCTCACTTCCTCTTGGAACAGGATGCGGCGCCCCACCCGAAGGATCTGCAGTAGTTCTGCCTGTCCGTCACCATCGGCGTCCACCCGAATCCAGATCATGCGGGCCTTGACGCGTCGCATGGAGGGATCTGAGGGCTTGTAGCGCTCTAACCTGCGTTCACCGAACTGATCGCGTGCGTAGTCTTCCTGCGTATAGATCTCGGGATCGTCTGCGATATCGGTGGGAATATCGAAGCCCTGGTCCCGTAACTCTGTGAGGGTGGTTTCCTCCCAGTACTCGAAGTAGTTGCACCGCTCATCGATGCGCCACGAGAATGCGCGCTGATCGACTTTAGTGCGTTCCGGGGGGAGCACCCTGATACAGACATTGTTATCCACTTCGCCGCGACGGATCGTGACGTCATAGAGCATTGCGGGCCGCGTCATCGGCTGACCGTTGGCATCTACGATGGGCTCGCCATTGGGCCCCAATACGGGGTCCGGCGGCATATCGGGCGCGGGATACTGCTGCGTATCGATGATCGTGACGGCCGGATCTTGCAGGAGGTAAGCAATCCCCTCCTTCGTTTGCTTCTCGTACTTCTCGATATCGACCTTGCGTGAACGGTCTCGGAATACGAGAAAGTAGGCGTTCTTGGTCAGGAGTGCATCGGTAGCCCACTCCAGGAACATCGAGAACCAGTCATGTTGCTGGGTCACTACCCAGTTGAGATAAGCAGATTCCTGCTGTGCCTGCTGCTCATCAGCCGGATTGTCCGGTTGCAGAGTCACAATGTCGTCGCCGTTGGCGAAGATGCGACACAGGGAGGGCAATACCTCCTGCACTACCTCGAATACGCTGTGGTCCTGTGCGCCAGACTCGCCTTCCTCGAAAGGCACGAGGTTCTTGCCGAGGTACATATCGATGCTGAGGGCGCGCTCAGCCGACAATGCAGCGGTGAGGTTCGAGAGATTCGAGCCGTAGGAGCGATTATCGCTGTCGTCAATAGCCGCAATAAGTGCGGCTTCGTCCATGGGCTTAGGCGTGTTGTCAGCTTGCATTAAAGCAGTAAGAGCAATGAATCCTCGTTATCGTCGTTCCGGCGCGCGACTTCTATCCACATGGCGATCTCGGCATCGCGCAGCGCGTTGGCGTAAATCTCGCGGATCTCGCGCCGCGCCACCTCTATAACCGCGCTAGCGGCCTTGTTGCCAGAGATCTCCGGGAGCTTGAGTTCTGGCGCTTTGCGCGAGTCAAGGTTCGTCGCGGCCCTGGCGAGCGCTCGGGCGTGGTCCTGCGCGAGTTTCTTGGCTTGCGCCAGAATCGCGTTGACTTCGGCCAAGTCCTTGGTGACGAACTCCTGCCCGTCTACGCGAAGGATGTAGCGCGTTCTGCGCCTGCGTGATCCGGCATCCGCTGAACCACCGCCGACCGCAATGATCTGGCCTTGGGCGAACGTAGCGCGCAGCCCCGAGAGGGCAACGGTGACATTGCCGCCGACACTGGCGGTTACAGTGCCCTGCGCACTGGTAATGACCTGGCCGTTGAGCTTGACGCTCAGGGCCGGCGATACGCTGCCCCTGGCAGACGTTATAGCTAAGCCGCTAAGCGCCTTAGCTAAAGAGGGTTTTACGGTGCCCTGACCGGAAGTGATCTTCTGGCCGTTCAGCGCGATGCTGAAGGAGGGCTTCAGTGTCCCCTGGCCCGAGGTGATGCTTAGGCCGGTCAGCGCTACCGTCACCGACCCTGAGGCCGTGATCGTGCCCTGCGCCGACGTTATACGCTGGCCGCTAAGTGCTACTACGTGCGCGTTGCCGAGCGTGCCGCCCGTCGAGGTCAGCGAGCGCCCGGAGAGCGCCTGGGCGTGGCTCACGGCTACTGAGCCATGAGCGCTCGTGATCGCTATCCCACTCAGGGCCTGAGCGTGGGATATACCGACCGAGCCTTGGCCCGAGGTGACCGCCTGTCCCGTAAGCCCCACGGTGACATTCGATGAAGCGACGGGGGCTTCAGTACTCGGCGGCGGAGTCTGGGGGAGCGGCCTTCCCGGAGGACGCGTCGGTATCAGGCCCGTGAGATTGGGCTGACTCGGCCACTGGTTGTAGGCGCGGATCGCGAGTGTGACCGCGACGCCTAGCTCACTCCATGTGACGCCGACGGAGTTCGACGGCACAGGCGCCACGGACGAGGCGAAGTAAATCGAATACCCGCTCGTGAGGACCGGCTCAAGAATCCTGGTTGTCTGGATCTTGTAGCCGCCGCCCGTGACGCTCGCCGTCGACGCCGCGGAGGCCACCGTCCCCGAGATGATCAGGTCGCCGGGGCTCAGCGTGCGAATGATCGGCGTAATCGCCGCACTCGTGGAGGTTGCCGTATTGACAACATCGACGAAGAACTGCGGGTTCGCCCCCACGATCTCGATGCCTATGAGCGGCATCGAGTTGGCGAGGGACGTGGTTACCGATACAGTCGGGCAGTTCCCCTGTGCGAAGGGGGTATACCAAACCCAGAATTGCAGGCCGTTGAAGTCGGTCCCGTGGCCCGCCTGCTTATAGACGCTACCAGCGCTGTCCTTGACAGCGGTGATGGTCTGCTGCGAGGCGACCATGACCACGAGGCCGTTGCCGAACGCAACCTGCGCCTGGAAAGTGACAGTCGTTGCATTGCCGCCCGAGACGACAATGCGCCCCACATAGGGGGATGCACTCGGGACTGAAGCGCTATTGACCGGAGGGGGCGGGACGCCCCACGGAGGCCCCGACCCAAACGGCGGGCCTTGGGCCATGACTTAAGCCTTAGTAGTAGGGGTTCCAGATCACCGCTTTGGCCTGCTGCAGGACGCAAGTCGCGGTGCCCAGAGATTCAGTGAACCAGTAATCCAGTACGTTGGGGACCGTAGAATCGAACCCGGAAGCGCCCGCACCCGGTGTGAACTGATTGACGTTCGAAGCATTGGCGGCAGTGCCCATAACGAGGTAGCCGCTGCCGTACACGGTGGCCGCGGTAGTCGCACCAACGGCGCGGACTACCGTCTCCAGATGGACGTGCCAAGGCCAAGTGCTCATCGATGCGGTGAGCGTAATTGCCGTGCTATTCCAGATCGCGGTCGACCCGAAATACAGAGACCAGGTGCCGGTGCCGGGCGTTGCAGCAGTGCTCAGCGTGCCGTAGAGATCCACCGTGATAGTCGTGCCGACGGCGTTCAGCCAGCCCGCGGGGATGGTATTGCGCAGCTGCCCCGCAGCGGGCGATCCGGCCACCAGCAGGGAGGCGGCAGTACCGGCAGTCAGCGAAGGCCCGGCAGCCTGCTGGGTGAACATCAGATAGGGAGTGTTTGCCATGTGTTACGCCAACTGAATTAGGGCTGTCGAGCTGGTATTGCTCGGCATGGTGAGGGTGAAGTTGCCCGCCGTGACCGTCTGTGACCCGAAGGTGTAGACGCCCACGGCCTTATTGGACTGCGTCGAGTTGTAGATTAAGACCGTATCGAACGCAGTGGATAGCGTGACGGTCGTCCACGCCAGACTTGCACTCGGCGTCCAGTACGCCGTGGTGCCTGAGCTTGTGGGAGCAGTGGCATTCGTCACAGCCGTGCCGCCCGCGGTGTAGTTCGTGCCCGAGACTTCACTCGTAGCGCTATACGCGGTCGTGCCAGCCCCGAGTGAGCCGGAGGCGAGATAGAGCGCCCCGTTGAAGGTGTCGGCTCCTGTGCCACCCCGGGTGACGGTCGTGCCGAAGGCGTGGACGCCGTTCAGGAGATCCACCTTGAAGCTTGTGCAGATTGCGGCGCTATTCGCCATTGAGATTACCTGTTAACTGTGTTTCGTGGCCCCGGAGCACCGAGGCCCATACGTCGCGTCGCACTTCGGCGCCGCTCTCGTCCGTCCAGTGCGTGATGATGACGCGAGCGTTGTCATGCCACTCCACGCGATCACGGACGTGGAGCTTCTCAAGATCAATGAGGCCCTTTTCGGTATAGACCTTCATGCGTACGCCCTCTTGGGGTATTTGAGTGGCGCCCAGCCGGTGTCATTGGGTACGTGGTCAATCGACATAGCCAGATAACGAAAAGCGTCCGCGCCATGGCTGAACTCATCGTGAGCAGGACCGGAGGGCTCGTTGGTGGTCGCCGGTATCACACGGCGGTAGCGCTTTAGGCATTCCCTTAGGCGCATCGTCTTAACCTTGTCGAAGTAGCAGCGCGGGAAAGTCACCCTCGCGCGCTTGATGCCAAGCTCTA